GATCTTTCAGTCAGTGGTAATGTAGTTACTGTTACTGCATATGACCATAACCTTCGCCAAAAAAATGCGTTTCGGGTGCAAGGGATACAAGATGACGGCAATCTCGGAACGCTCCTCAATGGGTATGTTTTCATAGTGCAATCAGACACATTTAATGATAATACACCCAATACCTTTACGTTCATCTATGACCTTACTGATACGGCTCTATCTGGAACTTATGAGGGTGGGGGATATATCTCACTCGTAAGTAATCCTACTATCTTAACTAAGCAGTATAATTTTTATGCGCAGCAAGGCAGAAACTTTACTATTGATAAGATAGATTTCTTTGTGACTAAAACGAGCACTGGAGCAACTACCGTTAATACGTACGTTGGATCAAGTACTAATGGATTGATTGGCGCTTCTAGTCAGCTTGGAACGAGTGTTCTTGAGACATCACCCTATCCAGCTTTTCCATGGGAAGCAAATGCAGCTCGATTCTGGCATCCTGTCTATTTTGAGGGTGATGGTGAGTCGGTTCAGTTTGAGCTTAAAATGACAAATGAACAGCTTACTGATGTTACCAAAGTTACTGAACCTGAAGGTGACCGGTGGGTTGGCCCTGCGTTTGAAGATTTTGAGATTTTCGCAATGATGATATATGCGCAACCCACTTCATCGCGTTTCCAATAGGATGAATAATGCCTACTTCACAGCAAATTAACACTGGCTTATATGTACCTACAACTGAGATATTTGATGTAATATCTGGTCTCCAGCAGTCTGACGTGTCGTCTGGAGAATTTAAAGAGCTTCTTATCCGATTGGCTCAGCACGTAAACCGAGTTAATTTAGCGCTCAACCTCAAAGAATCAGCTCTTTATTTTGAAGAAGAGTTTATGACGGGTGATCTTCTCTTTAATCCATTGAATACGAACCCAGACGCCCAGATACAAATGTTTAGAAAGGTGCTGAGAGAATCTTCTGATCCTCATAAAATGCCAACGCCAGAAGCAGATGTATTGCAGGCAGGATCGACTAACTTCCCTCACGTTCTTACACCTCTAGCGAGTACTTCTTCAACGTATACGGGGTGGAAGTTTGTAGGTATATATGGGGGGGCGACCAATACAGTAAGCCGTAATTATTACCCTCTTAACTATTCGGGTGCTACTTATTTGTCAGCTCGGGCTGATAGTACTAATGTGATAATTGATAATAATACTGGTATCACCTTTGATAAGGTTGATATTATACTGTGGTACGTAAAATTTTGAGGAGAGAGTTATGGCATTATTAAGTCAACCGGGAAGGTTTGAACAATTAGCAAGTGTTGCACCCGAGCAACAACAAGCAATATTTCAAATGCTTCAGCAAGCACTAGGTCAAATGCAGGATCCGCAATCAGGATTTAAGCCTATTGCCGATCTTGCTCGTCAGCAATTTAACCAGCAAACTGTTCCTGGTATAGCAGAGAGATTTGCATCTATGGGGGATAACAGATTAGGTTCGGGTGCTTTTGCTTCACAGCTTGGACAGGCGGGTGCTGGTCTTGAATCACAACTGGCTGCACAGGGTGCTCAATATGGCCTACAGCAACAAGGTCTTGCTCAACAGCTAGCGCAATTGGGACTTTCTCCTACATTCCAATATGGATATCATCAGCCGCAAGAGGGCGCATTGAGCAAAATGGGAACTATGGTAGCCCAATTTGGGGGTAATGCTCTCGGTTCTTATTTGGGTGGTGGTGGATCAATGGGAAATATTTTAGGTAGCTTGAGAAGTATTCTTGGTGGAGGGGGTGGTCAAGGAGGCGGTATGGCGCAGCCAGCTCAGATGAACCCTATGGCTAACCAATTCAATCAGAACTATGGAATGGCACAGCAGGCATTTCAGCCACAAAGCTCAATGGCAAACCTTCGACTGTTGCAAGGAGGATACTAATGGCAGTACCAATATATACCATCCCAAAAGAAGAGAGTGGGCTCGCTACTGGTATCGGTCAAGGTCTCGGCTCAATTTTGCAGGGACTCGCGAGTAGAAAAGTAAAGGAAATGCAGGGAAGGCAGTTTGAAAAAATGGGTCTCCCTTCCGCATTGGCATATCTTGATCCACAGGTGCAGAGTTCTGCTCTTAAACAGATATTTGCAGCTCAGCAATTAGGACAGCCACAACCTCAGATTCAAGAGGCATTAGCTAAGCTCAGAGAGCTTGAGGAAGGTGGTGAAATTGGCGAGAGGTCTATGTTCAACCCAGTTCGATGGACTGAAGGTAAAAAAACTCCTGAAACTGATCTTGCTAAGATGACTGCTGGGCAGTTGAGAAAATTGCTTCCTAAGGGAGAATATGTTCCAGCTGACTATCATAAGATGGATCCTGAAGCTCGTGCAGAATACTTAGCACAACTAGAGCAAAAATATGGCGCTCAACAACAGCCTATGTCAGTTCCGCAACAAGAATCCCTCCAAGCTCAACAGCAAATGGCACAGCAGCAACCGGGTGGAGAGGGGCTTCAAGGGCCATTAGGGTCTGTCCTAAGGACTCTGGGTGGTGCTGCTATGCAAGCTCCTGCGGCCATAGCCAGTAAAATACCTAGAATAGGTGGGCCAGCATCGGGTGCGATTATAGGTTCAGACTTATTACGAGCGGGAGATCCTGAGCACTCTTATGAAGCTACACCTGAACAACTAGCACAATTGACTCCTGATCAACGCGAGTATCGTGAAGCAATAGAGAGAGATACGAGAGAAAAAGGATCACCGACAGATTATCTTCCTACCACTGACAATATAAAGAAGTTAGTTGGTAAGGTAATCCCTGATAATATTATTACTCCTCGCTCAAAAGAAGAAAAAATTATAGCCGATTCGGTAGCAAAATTTGTAAATCTCAAGACCCTAGGGAATATGGGGTTTGCTAAAGCTCTCGCGGGCACCGTTACAGGTATGGCTGGAAGAAAGATTGCCGAAGCAAAGAAATGGAGTCCTTTAGCAGCCAATACAACTGAGTTTCTCTTTACTATGGCTCCAGGGTTACTTTGGAATGCGGCACGTGCACAAGTAAAAGATACATCGAGTGAGCTGTATAATAAATTTAATGATTCTGCAGCTGCACGTCAGCAGATGGATGTTAAAGATATCTATGAAAAGTCTAAACAATTACGCAATGAAGCTAACAAGTTTAAGTCGTTAGGATCTAATAAGCAGCTTATAAGCTCTTTAGAAGACTTTGAGTTGCAAGCAGCAGATGGAAAAATGAAATTTGCTGATGCTGTGCATGCCAAAAGAGAGTTATATCGTATTATAGAAGAAACGCCCTTCGACACTACAGCGGCAGGCAAATTAATGGATTTTACGGGTGATTTAAGAGATGCAATACTAGATCAAGGGGTAAAGTTAGATCCTGATCTTGGTTTTAATTTTCTTAAAAAAGCAGACGAAATACGTACAGGTCTCGCAAACTCAAAAACCATAGTTGAATCATTAAGAGATTCTGCAAAAAAAGGCTCACCTAAAGGTGTTTACTTGAGGACAATGCTCAGTAAGTATCCTGAAGCAACAATGGCAGGTGTAGCTGGACAAGCTGTTGGATTGCCTTTTGCCAGAGGAGCATTACCTGTAGCAATGGCTCAAGAAGTGGCTCAGATGTATAAATTCTTTACAAAAACACCGGGAGCATGGGAAGAGCTTGCAAAGATAGCTCTGGATGAACTCCAAGGTAACTCTAGATCCGCAGCAGCTCGTCTTGGAGCACTGGATAAGAAAGCAATTAAAGCAGAGAAGAAACAATCACGATTCTTAACAAGGCGCTAATCGCCATCAAATGCTCCAAAAAGGCAAAGAAGAACTAATATCCCTAATATATCAACCATAATAACCTCCACGTTATTTATTCTGTGTCGTATTCTTTTTCTTTTTCTACAGCTTGCGTAAGCGCCCGTTCCACCCAGAGCGCCATACTAATATTGCGTAATGCTGCTCTGTACTTTACGTCAGCATGTAACTTCATTGGTATCCATACCACTAATTGCTTGTCAGATTTGTTTTCCATAGCACCCTTTCTATAATTATAAATATATAGATATATATAGGAATAGCAAGCCCCCTTGCTATTATTTTTCAGGCGTAGGATGATGGCGCGGTAGTGATTTAGTAACTTTATATAAGGAGAGCCAGTATGGCTGTTAGAAGAAAATCAAGACCATTAGTGGGGTACGGTCTAGACAACAGTTTGCAAAATTTAGCACCACTCGCAATTATTGCCAATCGTGCACCTACGACTGCCGATATTGCTGAGATTGGGACTACCTGGATAAATAAATTAGCAGATACCGTATATGTACTCACTTCCGTTGTAGCTGGTTCAGCCAACTGGGCAACTTCACCTGCTTCAGGCGCAACCACCTTAGCATCGCTTACTGTAACTACAACCGCTGATATCGGCACAGACCTGACCGTAGGCGGCACATTAGACGTTACGGGTGCAACTACCGTTGGTGATCTGTCTGTTTCAGGTGCTTTCAATCTCAGTGCTGCTACAGGGCAGATAGACTTTACCTCCTCAGCCAACCAAGCTGATGCGATCGTTTTAGAAGCGACAGCAGGAGGAATTGATATTCTTGCCAGTGGCGCTTCAGCGGGCGAGGATATCGATATCGTAGCCACTGGTTCTTCAGTAAATATTAGATCTACTGAAAATGTAGCCAATGCAATCTTCATTGAAGCTGACGGTGGGGCATCAGAAAGCGTTTATATCCACTCAGATCAAGGTACAGGCGTTGAGTCTATTCATTTAGAGTCGGATGTGGGTGGTGTAACCCTTACTTCAGGATTAGCTTCCGCTGATGCTATTAACCTCTCTGCTTCAGCAGGTGGCATTGATGTCGATAGCGCCCTCCAACTCAATCTAGCTTCCTCACAGAATGCTGCTGATGCCATTCGTGTAGTAGCCTCAGCAGGTGGTATTGATGTGGACGCTGTAGGGTCTGCGGGTGAAGATATTAATATTACCAACACTGGTGGTTCTATTGTTCTGTCTGCTACTGAATCAGTTGCTGACTCTATAAAAATCGAATCTACTGCCGGTGGTATTGATATATTGGCTAGTGGGGCTGCGGCTGGTGAGGATATAGACATTATAGCTACAGGCTCTTCGGTTAATATTAACTCTACTGAGAACGTAGCTACCTCTATCGTTATCTCTTCAACAAATGGCGGTATAGACATTACTGCTTCGTCTGCTGAGGATATTGATATCTCTGGTACAGGTGGTGTAAACATCTCCTCTACTGAGAATGCTGCTGGTTCTGTAACTATCTCCAATAACGGTGGCACGACTGATACACTGGTTCTTACAAACACCCAAGGCAGTTCAGCTGCGGCCATAGATATTAATGCAACCGCAGGAGGCATCGACGCAGATGCTGATGGAGCTATCGCATTTGATTCAGCGAGTGCGGGTATATCTCTTGATGGTGTGACTGCTTCTAACTTCACCGTAACGGGTGCAGGACAAGATCTTACACTTGCTTCTTCTGGAGGATCGGTTTCTATATTGGCAACTGAAGATACTGCTTCTGCGGTATTGATAACAACGAACGGTGGAACAACAGAAACACTGGCCCTTAACGCGGCACAAGGTACAGGAGCTAACTCCATAAACCTCGTTTCTGATGCCGGTGGTATCACCCTTACGTCTAACTTAGCCACTGATGACGGTATCAATCTCAATGCAGTTGGCGGAGGTGTCGACATAGACGCTGAGCTTCAGATTAACATTGCTTCCTCTGAAGCTGCTGCTGATGCGATCGTTATTGATGCATCTGATGCTGCTGGAGGTATTGATATCAGTACTGGTGGCGGTGATATGGATCTTACCTCAGCTGGTGGTATCAATCTGGTATCAACCGAAGATGCTGCAAACGCAATATTCATTGAGGCAGATGCCGGAACCTCAGAAACTATCTATATTCACTCGGATCAGGGCACAGGAGCTGACTCGGTACACCTAGAGTCTGATGTAGGTGGCGTAACCCTTACTTCAGGGCTTGCTTCTACCGATGCTATCAATCTCTCTGCTTCTGCTGGTGGAGTTGATATCGATGGAGCGCTTGAAGTAAATATAACTTCATCAGAAGCTTCGGTAGCTGATGCTGTTACTATAAGCGCATCTCATACTGCTGGTGGTATAACACTTGATGCTGGTGTAACTCCGGGTGTTACTGTTACTAACGGAACTCAATCGTTCCAGATCCTTACAGGGTCAGGTTCACCAAATGGAAGTGTCAGCGCTGCTCAGGGATCTATGTATGTAGATGTTGGGGGATCAACAAGTACGACTATACTTTTCGTGAATACAGACGGTGGAACTACGTGGTTGGGGGTTGGAGCGTAATGATTAGATTGACTTAGTATCTAAAGCATGTTGGGGTGAGCAGCAGCCTCCTCGGCAAATGGTGTTCACTAACGTTGATCTTTTATTAATAGAAGCTCGTAAGCGATTATTGGCTTCGGAGTAATAAAAGTACTCATAAAGGGATATAAAAAAGTAGGTTCATTCTACTCCTCATATCTCGCATGGGGGGGCTTCGGCCCCCTTTTATATTTGGATGATATTTGGTACAAAGAATGCTATGGTAACAACAATTCAAAACACCAAGGAGTTATATGAATATTCGTGCGATGGTACAGGCTGAAGTTGAAGTAAGTGGTAGACCTTACTACTTTTATATGCGTCCGGGGACTCCCTATGCAGACGCAATTAAAGCTGCTGAGCAAGTTGTTGAAGACCTAAAAGAGCTTCAAAAAAGACAAGAAGCTGCTGAGCAACAGCCTGATGTAAAAAAAGAAGAAGCATAAGAGGCTTCTAAAAAAAACATAGTAAGGAAGAGAGTATGGCCACCAAAAATTTTATTTTACACGTACCGCTAGCTTCAATTAGTTCTGCCGCGGTAACGGCGAGTTACCAGGCAATAAATTCTGGTGGCCTACCTAATGCTTGTCATGGTATCACCATTACAAATGATTCAAATCAAGATGTCACTGTCAGTTTTGACGGTACCAATGACCATGATTATTTACCTGCTGGTGAATCACTCACTATCAATACTCCACCTCCATTACTTAACGGCAACCGAGCAGGCACAGTAGTATCTGTAAAAGGGACAGCTGGAACCGGTAATGTATACCTTGCAGGTTCTTATCTTCCCCAATAGCTAAAAGGACGAGAGTATGGCAAGTAAAAGTGCAATTCGGTTAGCGTTCGAGGAGCAGCGTTCTCTCGCTTTTGGCTCTATCAGCGCTACATATGCAGGCATCGGGGGTGCATTCGCCCACCCGGTACGTATGTTAGAAGTACAGAACCTTACTGATGCCGACCTTCAGTTCTCTCTTGATGGAGTAACTGATCATTTTATCTGCGCTGCTAAGCAAGCAAAGATCTATGATATTACCGCTAATAAGACACAGGACTCAGGGTTCTACGCCGCTGAGGGTGATCGCGTCTATGTAAAAGAAATTGAAGATCCTACTGAAAAAGCAGTGTATGTCACTGTTATCTATGGGGAGGATCAGTAATGTCGCAGATTACTAACCTGGAACTGAGTGCGTCTGGATCAGGCGCAGTCATGGATCTTACCGGCAATACGGGTGGGCCAGTATCTCCGGACATTGATGGAAATATTAATGTGCTTGGTGATGGGACAATTGTTATCACTACAGGCGACCCTGGAACTAATACGCTTACTATCTCCCTTGAGAATGGACTGGATGGTCAACTTCTTATTGGGTCTACCGCTGGCTCATTGGCATTCGCGACACTCGCCTCTGCTGATAGCTCTGTAACAATCACAAACGGATCTAATTCTATAGATCTTTCTGTGGATGCAGCAGCTTCAGGTGCGGTGATAGACTTCTTGCCTGATTCTGGCACTTCTCCAGTAGTACCCGATGGTGCCGGGTCTGTGACTATAACAGGTGGTACCACAGGGTTTACCTTTGTCGGTGGCGCTAATACCTTAACACTGACAGGCTCACCGTCTGTTATGACTGTTACTGCTCTGACTGATAGTGATAGCCCGTATACGGTGCTTTCTACTGATCACTATATGACCTGTGATGTATCAGGGGGGGTATTAACGATAGCACTTCCCAATGCTCCTGCAACAGGACGAGTATACATAGTCAAAGATGCTGGTGGTGATGCTGCAGACTTCAATATAACTGTTACTACCGCAGGGGGTGTGGTTGAGATAGATGGCGCTACTACCTTTGTGATGAATACAGCATATCAAGCTGCTAACTTCTTGTTCAATGGGAGCTCGTGGGAGGTATTTTAGATGTCTTACAAACAACGCTCAACGCTTGTTGTTCCAGAGGGCGGTACGAACCAAGATACCTATGTTGCTTTCTCTCCTGTGGCTGCTGGTACAACTACTACGGGTGCATTTCAGTCGGTAGCTTCACTCGGAAGCTCTGGGCAAGTGCTCACCTCTACAGGAGTTTCTTCCCTTGCTACCTTCCAAGATGCTCCATCGGGAAGCTCTAATGTGGTATATATGCCCATGGCCTCTGATCCAAGCTCTCCAGCAGATGGTGATGTGTGGTTCAATACAACTGAGAATGAGTTCCGTGGTCGTGTAGATGGGGCTAACTTTATTTTTAACGTAACACCAGAGTAAAGGGGTATCTATGGCCTATAAGAGAATATCTCCCCTACCCATAATTGAGGGGGGAACCCAACGAACATCCATAGATGCCAATACGGTAGTCTGTGGAGGAACCACGGCAACGGGTGCATTGCAGAACGTATCAGGTGTTGGAGAAAGCTCTCAGGCTCTCACCTCTCAAGGTGCCGGAAGTTTGCCCATATGGGCTGAGTTATCCAATGCTACCTTCTTTGAGCCGTTAGCATCAGATCCAAGCGATCCTACAGTAGGACAAGTGTGGTATAACACTACCTCTCAAGAGTTCAAGGGGGCTATTGATGGCGGAAGTACCCCTACATGGACCACAAAAGCCTCATCGGGAACATCACAAGGTCCTTATCAAGGAGCTGCGGGGGATGATACTGATGGTCTGGTATTCGGTGATATTTCCGTAGTAGGTCTGACACAGCTCTATGATGGGGGAACTAATAGTTGGTCTACCAAAAACTCAATGAATACCAGTCGTAAGCAAGCCGGTGGAGGAGGAACCACTTCTGATGCCTTGGGATTCGGGGGCGGAATTAACACCCCAACAGGAGTTCTTAACTCTACAGAATCATTTGATGGAACAAATTGGTCTGCTGAAAATAATATGAATACGGCTCGAAGAGAGCTCGCAGGATGTGGCACAACCGGGTCAGATTGCCTCTCAATAGGAGGCTGGAATAATGATTTTGGCGGCACTATTGGAACTGTTGAACGATGGAATGGCACAAGCTGGACAGCAAAAACTTCGCTCAATACCGTTCGCAAGCTCTTAACCTCAACTGGAACTGGATCAGATGCTTTAGCTGTTGGTGGTAACACTAATGCCGGAACCTTACTCGCTACCAACGAGCAATATGATGGTACAGCAAATACGTGGAGCACCAAGGCCTCTATGTCTAATGCGCGCAGAGATCCTGCAGCTGCTGGAACTGTAAGCGATGCTCTTGTATATGGTGGTGTAGGTTCCAGTGGCACAACAGGCGTTACAGAGCAGTATAATGGAACTTCTAATAGCTGGACTACTGTCGATTCTATGAATACAGCGCTCGCAACATTGGGAGGATGTGGATTGGTAACAGGCGCACTTGCAATGCTTGGAGGATCAGTAGTTACTGAGAAGTATGAAGGCGTTGTAGGTCCCACAATAGTAGTATTTGATATAACGGCAGCATAGGAGAAGAGCATGGCTTATAAACAAGATGCACGACGTCCAGTAAAAGAGGGTGGGACTGAGAAGCTATCCTTCAACGAGTACTCCATTATTATTGGAGGACAGACTGCTCCAGAGCCACTCCAGAATGCTGTACCTGGTGCTTCCGGGACTCTTCTTATATCGCAAGGTGTTGGTTCCCCACCATCATTTCAGGTACCTCCTATAGATCAGATGAAGTTCCAGCTACTCAGCGCCGATCCGAGTTCTCCAGGAGACGGACAAGTGTGGTATCGTACTGACTTGGATGAATTTCGCGGGTCTACTACCGATACTGATGGTGTATGGACAGCTAAAACAGGTATCAGTACTGCCACTCGTGGGTTAGCAGCCGCAGGACAACAGGTTGATGGGGGTATCTACTTTGGTGGGTTTACTACGGCTCGTGTAGGAACAACCGAGCAGTATGATGAAGGGGGCAATTCCTGGTCAGCTCTCGGCTCTTTGAATACAGCACGATTAGCGCTTGCAGGTGGAGGAAGTAGCAGCGATGCTCTTTCTGCTTGCGGTGATGCCCCAGGAGCATCAGCAACTACTGAACGATTTGATGGTGCCAATTGGACTGCTAAGACGAATGCTAATACAGCTGTTATCGGTGGAGCAGGGACTGGATCAGACGGGGAAGACTTTCTCAAGTTTGGTGGTAATACGGGAGCTGCAACGGCAATTACTGAGCGCTACTCAGGAACGGGAGATTCGTGGACTAATAAGACCTCAATGAACACAGCGAGGTTTAGTTTACAGAATGGTGGCTCAGGAGCGGCAACAGATGCACTTTCTATTGGAGGATATACGGGTGCAAGCCCCTTTACAACTGTTGAGTTGTATGAAGGTGTGGGTAATACGTGGACTGCTAAGACGGGCCTCAATACGGGCATGCGTTCAGGCGCAGCCGCTGGTATAGCAAGTGGAAATGCCCTCTCATGTGGTGGTAATGATGGAGCAGTCTCAGCAATATGCGAAAGATATGATAGAGCAGGTAATACGTGGGAAGTTATCAGCTCGCTCAATACTGCCCGACAACAGTTTCCCGGCCTCGGAACAGCTACTTCAGCATTAACGATGGGCGGTTTTACAACGGTAAACGTAGCGACAGTGGAGCAGTATTCTTCACCGGTAGCAACCATATATACATTCGACCTCACCGCAGTTTAGGTCTTCGCTCGTTGAGCTACGCCCTACACGTAAACAAGGATACAATGAACAATCTCAAGCCAATACAAGCAATACTACCAACAGAAGAGTTCACTAAGCTTGAAGCAATCAAACAAGAGCTCGAAGACGCATGGCATAAGCGCCAGATATTCAGAACAGAGACAGAAGCACGCTACTCAGTACTCAACGACCTGAAGTTTCCTACCAAGGCCGGTAAGTACTGGCAGTCAGTACGAGAGCAGTGTGTGCATTTTGATGAGCTTATGCGCCTCTCATTCAACATGAGACGTAAAGAGATTGAGCTAAGAGAGATAGATAGAAAAATAGCTGATCTTGAAGATGACGAGATGGAACTTTCCTCCGATTACGACAAAATCCAAGTTGATCGTGATGAAGCACTGTTTGATCTTGCCTCAATGAAGCAAGTAGCTAAAGACCGTGTTCGTGAGATCATGCAATGGTCTCAATTCAAAGAGGAGCTCAATGACGGCTCATTTGATGATAAGAACGTAAACACCCACCAAAAAGAGTCTCTTTTCCGGTCAGTACTTAACCGCGCCAATGCAGCGAGCCCGGATAAACTATCTCCGGAAGAACGTATGTCTATTCAAGGCATATTACATATGTTAAAAGATGAGCCTGTTAATAAACAGTTTATAGAGAAGCTAGAAAATAAAGTTTCAAAGGAATAATATGGAACTCATTTGGAAAGCTCTCCTTGTTATTGGATCAATGGTGGTGGCCCTCGCCGGATCATTCGGCCTCGTTAAATGGCAACACGATAATCCAGTAGAAGAAATGGTAGAACGCTATATACAAGATGAGACGGGGGTGTATATTGATCTTTCCCCTACCGATCCAGATCCGGATCATACCTAGACTTCATCTCACCTTTATCACACCCCTCAGCTCTCCAAGGAGAACGCGGGGGTGTGATACATAAAGGCTTTTAGATAATTTTCTTACGGGTGTTCTTTATTTCCATCAAGCGGTTACGGGTTTGGTGGTAATGCTCTTTAGGAATGTCCGCCAATGATTGTATTTTGAAATAGTGCAGAATCTCTTCTAGGTATCCCTCCATCGTCGGGTCTTGCAGTTCGTACTCAAGCTCCTCCCTTTGATCGGTAGAGATCACCTCATACTTCTGGTCAGTGGATTTAAACGTACTCATCTTTCCTTTAACGAACTCTTCTCGCAATGGTATGTCAGCCACGAATGCATCATCATCCTCAGATTCAGCTACCACGCCAATGAGGCTCGCGTATGCCAAACGTTTCATGCTCGATAGGTATGATGTGAGGGTTTGTATTTCTTGTTTGGGAGGGGTGAGTTTTAGCCGTGTTTCAATCCATTGTCCGGACGAGTGGAACAGAATGGTATGGAGCATGGAGCTTCCATCTTCCAGGTGTTTTATTTGCTGCATGACGGAAAGCCCGTGCTTGGTGAGCGCTGGTCTCGATGCATTGACCACATCAACTAGGTCTTCATAACGGTGTTGGTAGTATTTATTTTGGTGGGAACGTTTTGCTGTTTGAAACTCTGCCTGTGCTTTTGCGAGGGCTCCCGTGAGTTCATTTATTTTGGTGCTCCGATAGGAGTTGGTTGGATCCACATCACTCATCAAAAGCTCATCACTTACTCTATCCATTACTCACCTTTATTCTTTTTAGGGCGCCCCACCTTGCGGTGTTTAGAGAACGAAACGAGTTCTAGTTGTGCCAGTCGTCGGTGGAGGGTATCCATTTCTTTGAGTATTACTTTGTGATCTGATCGTGAATACTCCCTATGTTTGGCCACATTATCCCTTACTTCAACAATACGGGTAGAGGCCCACCACATAAAAAAGGGAAGCACAACCATACTGATTCCATATATAATCGCTAAAATCATAAAGCATCCACGGTAAAAAGGTATCCATAAAATGACGCTACTAAGAGAAACAGAACAAAGGGATTCATAGGAGTAGGAGCATGGTAAGAGAGCGCAACGAATAAGAATGTTGTCATTGCCCTCAGCGTCACCAGTATCTTGTCATTATCGCTTCTGATCATAGTTATCCTTGTCGGTAGGGGGTAGCATCATTATCCATTCCTTCTGGCTGTGCTCCCAAGAGTGCAAACAGCTGGTACCGTCTCATATACGTGAGTTGGGCACCAATAGCTTGCTCGTAGGAACGTTTCGCATCTGTTTCAACGTCACGAAGCTGATACCGGCTTTCAAACCATTGGCCACTTTTATGGCGGAGCCGGGTGTATAATACATTCTTCTCATCCGTGTACTGACTAATGCTCAATCCATACTTATTCAATATGGGGCGGATCACGTCGAGCATTCCTTCAAGGGTGGCGTACTTGTATCCGTAGCCCTGTTTGGTTTTAGTGACGGGCTCGAACTCGCTTTGTGCCTGAGCAAATGCTTCAGATATCTCATCGATCTTAATTGATTCACACTTGAGCTGTGCTAAATCCATTCCCCTTTTGTAATAGGCGTCTCGTTCTGCGATGAGGCGCACAATGAGGGGATCGTTAACACCCTTGGGAGATGTACCATATTCATTCATCCTGACCTTTCAGATGGCGCCCCGGGAGAAAGCAGTATATCCCTTCACCTTCAGAGGAGGATGAAAGAGAGAGCACCCGGGGCATGCGTTACGTTAATTTAATAAGCGTCCAGCGCTCTTCGTCTTCTTTACGGTATTCTTCTTTATCAATCTTCTCCAGCTCACACAGGAAGTCCCAGTTTATCTTACCAGGACGTATTTCTTTCTTAAAGAGGTAATGCCCGTCTTTGGAGCTACAGCCGTCAGAGAGCATTTTCAGCTCTGTGGTAAGCTGCTTATTTGCTCTATTGAGCTCAGTGAGTTGTGCTTTGATGTCGTAGAGCTCGTGGGCTATTTCACTCCATCGCCCCCGTTTGCGCTTTATTTCTTCCATAATCTCAACCTTATATTTGACGTTTATCATTTATTCAATTACAATTGTACGTATAAATTGTATATAAGTCAAGCATATGAGAGAACTATGGCAAGAAGATTAGATTTAGACAAGATCAGAGAAGAGTTGAATATATTTCTGGATGAGCACCCTGAGATAGCGGCTAGTAGCTGGGCTTCGCGCATGGGTGTCTCGCGCATATCATTCTTTAAGTACCTGCATGGGGCGACTAAGCCGCAGCGAAAGACGCTGGCACGGATCGTGGACTTTATGGAATCATACAAGAATAGAAGGGAATCATGTGTACAGTGTGGTGCTTCTAATCGACTAGAGAAAGGGCTATTGGGATGAAAATGGATGAGAGGCTACGCATGCTTCTGGGCAAAATAAGAGATAGAAGAAAACGAGAGGTGTTATGGGATTAGGGGTATCTGTCAATAAAGAGAAAATTGAAGAAATAAAAAATAATTTAGAAAAATTTCCGATTTCATCTTTACTGATAAAAAATATTGAAGATAAGGGATCGCTTCTTGATTGGCTTAGGGAGTCATATATATATCACACTCCAGAAAATATGATTGATGCTAGTACGGCAATAAATATAATTGTGTCATGGTATAAAACTGGAAATTATAGTTCTTTTGTTCCAGAAGAAATATATGATCAATTTGCTGCGTTATTTCACTCTATTATAGTTTTTTATTTAGAGAATGAAGGTGATCGATTTAGCGATAATGATCCATGGGATATGAAAAAAATATATATTGATCAAGATGGTGATTTAATTCCTTTATTACCAGATTTAATGGATATCTCACTATCGATTAAACAGTTCAGAGCCAATGCACCTAGAAATAGAGCTGAAAGAAGAGCAAGAAATAAATAAAAACCCCGGAGATAAATCCAGGGCTTTAAATTCTAATGGGTTAGACATTTGACCTTCTAACCCCCAATTTGTTATTCTCTCCGTCGTCCAAAACCTTGAAAATAACTAAACGAAAGTTAAGAAATGATAACAGGTCACCCACACACAAGTCAACAAAAACCTCAACAAACCAATACTTCTTCGTATAATTGCTGTGCTCAATCGGTATGCGGTACGGACTTACTTGTTGCGAATGCCTCTCTCAATCGTGAAAAGCGAAGGAGCAGGAAGCGAAAAGTTTTTGAGCTGGCTCATTTATTGAGAGAGTACCTTAATACTCACGCTTATTCCCATACGCAGATGTGGGGATATCTTTTTTGGATGTCACGCAAGTGCTCTCTTTCTTTTATGACTCAAACGCATATTGGTAAAAGGGGCAATGTTCTTCGACCTCAAGCCAACATCAATCTTCACAAGATGCAAGACTCACGGCTGCTGTTTATATATAACCGTGGTGTAAAAAAGACATGCACGTATCAGTTGCCTGCTCTTTGCAATGACCCTCTTTTTATGCAAGAGATATCTGACCTATTTCCATGGTTGTCTGGGTATGTCTATCGACTAAAAATAACCTCTCGATTTAACGACCAGCAGAGCAATCGAACACAAGTATTGAATAGTAATAGTAAGAGAGCTTACCATCAGGACATGACACTCCGTTTGAGAGTGACATCTGACAAATTAACTTCGTTTCCAGACAGGGCGAGCCCGTTGCCGGGAGCTCTCGCCCATGAACCACCTATAAATCAAGAATTCCTAAAAGGGGAAGACTATGAACGCTTTGCTCGCAGTATTGGAGCGAAAACCGAGTGGTGAGCAACTTGAGATCCTGGCCCAGTATCCTCAGCAGGCTGTAGAGAAGGCCTATCAGAAACTGAAGCGCACTGGCAAGAAACGTTCTTTTAACTATTTTTTAGCTATTGTAAAAGATGTCACCCCCACCCGTACTGTCACATCCCGGCCACGAGAGACGCCTTCGTATGTTCGCACCCTTCCCAACGAAGACCCCCTCTATGCAGTGATACGCATATGCCAGAACCTAGTTGAAACAACCACGGTAGGGGCCATAGTACTCACTCCAGAAAAGAAGCGTCGGGTGGCATTGAAGGATCCCTGGTTTGATAAGCTCACCCACCCGCAGCAAAAAGCCCTCTTAGTTAAGTACCCATTCTACGAAAGAGTAGCAATGTCCGATAAATAAAGGCTTTTTTTGTAAAGAGATGCAATTGAAACAGCGTAATCCACTTTACGGCCATGAGCATGAATATTCGGCTCCGTGCTCCGAATATTCATGGGTATTAGATGATCAACTAAGCGAATGCGAATGAATAAACCAATCAGATACTCTATAGACCTTGGAAGAGATTTGCATAAGAAACTGAAGTGGTTAGCATATGAGAACAACTCCACTATGCGCCAGTTTATTATACAGACTCTCCAAGAAGCATTAGAAAAGAGCTCTAAAACTAATAGACCAAGTAGCAGTTAAATTGTATACTTGCTCTACGTTTATCATTGGGAAGGGGGGCTGTGTGTGGAACTTAAGCCCCCCTCCTTTTAATGGAGTCTCTATGGATAAAAAAAGAGTGAGTAAAAACCCCTCAAATAGAAAAAAAACCAGCGATCCTAGCAAAAAAAAGAATTTAATGTCATTTAGTCGTGCTCTCAGAAGTGACTACAGATCGGTACTTTCGTGGCGTGAGCGTGGTCTAACACCAGAGAGCAAGGACGCGTTTATGCAGGAGTACAATGAGTGGTCTGAACAACCTTCATCCCTCGATTTCTTGGATTTCCTTCACGATCACGGTGTACCTTATAGTACCTTTTGTGATTGGTTTAATAAGTATGCTGATCTTAAAGAGCTACACCAGCATGTTAAGGCAAAGATCGGAGCCCGTAGACAAAAAATGGCCTTCTTCCCAAAGACACACGAGGCCGACTCGGCAGCGATCCAAAAGACCCTCAGGCTCTACCACCCGGACTGGAGAGATACCTACGACGAGGATGCGAAAAACAAAGAGAAAGACCAGGCAGGGAACGTAACTGTGGTACTTGAGGGAGTAGAGAAGACAGATGTGCCAGAGATACTGAATGATTAGTTAAAATAATTGTAAATAAAACTTGACGCCCTACTGTTATGCTGGTATAGTTATATTAATTAGTAACATATAACTATTGGGGGTTCAGATGTCATTACACACCTATCTTTCATTTATGCATGATATAGATTTGGAGAAAATCGGGTTCTTTAGGAATGGTAAATATCCGTTGCTTTTTTATAGAGATGCAGGGATTAAAAAGCGGCTCAAGGTTGGTTCCTCAATTGAGCTTGGTAATGGGGGCACGGTTGAGCTCGTTGAAGTTAATCTCATAGAGCAGTCTCTTGTATTTCACTCGTGGAGCAAAACAAAGAGAGCACACAAGCATTGTATTTGGCTAAGGGGTTCAGATGACTAAAGACAAGAAAGATCAGTTTAAAGATCACATGCGTGGCATTATTGCAGGGTTGCAAGCAGAGTTTATGAAGGATGTTGATGTTCGATTTGAGGAGTATGTAAAATCTCTCTTTATTCTTGTAGATAAGGGAGAAAATTTTACGGAGGAACATATTCAAAACCAATTCAGCACGTCGTACGATGAGATCTCGGATAATATCGTGAGGCTTATGGCGTTGTCTATGATTGATAGGGACAATTGTAAGGATAATTGTGATGACTAACGAGAAAATAAAGCTCACTATCTACATCACTAAAGAAGCTAAGGCAATTCTTGATGCGCTATACATATCCCACTTTAAGGATGGAAACAAGAAGTCTTACGGTGAGATAGTTGATGATGCTTTGAAGGATGCTAACAAAGACCTGAGGGGTGGAGCGGGAAGTATGTGAGGGAGTTCTTCACGTGCTAATACATGCATATGAGATATTACTCCACCCGTCATTATCTACAAACCAGTCATTTTTTCAAACAAAATGACTAGCAGGCGAAATGACGGGCAGCCCCAACAAGGATTATAAGGAATAGAGTATGAATTTAATTGAGTGCATTATTATATCATCCCTGATTATTGGCGTCGGGGTTCTTTCCTTCTTTCTTTTTCAGAAGAAAGATAAATAAAATTTGGAAGAAACACGGGGCATGAAGGCGGAGTGCCCTGCTTGTGGCATAATAGCGAGCACAGAGAGTGAAGAATATTGCTCATTCACTAGCAGGGGTCAGGACGGGGGAATTGAAAGATTTATGATTTTCCATTGGGAATGCTACCTCAATATGATTAAGTGGAGCGGGGAACGATATCGAAAGCGGAACGCATGCGCTCAGGCGAAGGATTAGAATGAAAGATAAAAATAACAAAGAATCATTGGCCTTTGACCCAGCTGATTTGGTTGAGCGTGAGATGATTGATGAGTTTAGTACGTATGACTTAGAGACAGAAGAAACTAATATATCTAGGTACACTTCTCGCTATATATCTATTGCAGATACTATTCGTGTTGTAGAAAATACAAATACACCTCATCATCAATGCTCCTCAACTTGTATGTATGAAAGCGATCAAGTATTTCGCTATTATTTGTGTAATTCCCATTACGAAGCATTCAAAAATACTGGTAAGTATAAAGGATGTTAAGGAACATGATGAAGGCAACAGCTTATGATTCTTTAGGTAAAGTAATTAAGTGCGATGAGTGTGATAAGCAAGCAGGGTATTTCATGAATTTGACCCCTTCATATTCTGTAAGTTTTTGCGTTGATCATGCTCCGGTGGACCAAGAAGAAGCAACGTTTGTGTACCTGGATCCCAGTGATACGAAAGAATGGGACGGCCCAAGTATCTTACAGAATGTAACGATCATTAAGGTTCCTAGGGATGAGGAATTAATATGAGCTATATGTACCAAAAAACATTAATTGGTAAAACAATTAAAGATGTATGGATAAGTAACGAAGGCGATTATTTAGTTTTTGATTTTGATGGATATGCTCCCTATTATTTCTATGTAGAGAGTGAATGCTGTTCATCAACGTGGATACATGAGATCAATGGACGTGATGCGCTGCGTGATGCTGAGATAAATAGCGTTGAATCGAAAGACATAGAGTTGCCTGATGATAAAAATGATAAAGATAATGAGGATTCTTTAGAGAGTTATTGTTTAACGTTAACTACCCGTAAGGGGCGTTGTGATATTATTTATCGCAATCAGTCCAATGGTTATTATGGTGGAGATCTCACCTATCTTGATTGGGAAAGTGATCAATATGGATTAGAGGATCATGAGCATATAAAAGAAGAGTTTAAGGATAAGTCCAATTTTAAAAAGGTAGAGAACGATCAAATGACCATTGTGTAATTAATGTATATATAATTCCTAACAGGATAATGATGAGTGAACGCTATTGCACATTCTGCTCTAAGCTTACTGAGTGCGGACACCCTACAAAGGTAGTTTCCCAAGAAGAACAAGGCTATCAGTTCAAAAAGGTAGTACGTGATTGTGAATGTGATCTTGGTATGGCTTCTATGAGTTTGGGGGATTCAACTTCTGCGCCTACGAGCTTTGACTTTCATTTCGAATGCTTAGTAGGGCTTGTTGATAAGCATGAAAAGATATTAAAAGGATAAGAATGGAATGGATAAGCGTAAAAGATAGATTGCCGCCCGTAGGAACCGGTGCTCTTCTTTATTTTTATGATTCTTCTGATGAGAATTTACGCTGGTTTATTATGGATGGATTACGGGAAGAAAAAAGCAATAACCCAAATAAAGACTTTGGTTTTGAAGTTATTGGATGCCTATGCGAGTTCAGAAATGGCGAACAAATATCACATTGGATGTCATTACCAAGTTGCCCAGAGAAGGAATAAAAAATGCTTATGGAGTGGAGATACTTTATTCCATTTATGATTTTCTGGAGTGTTTTATGTATTTTTCTTTATGCCTACGACTTATACAAGAGCGATAATCCAAGAATAACATACGGCGTAGTAGCTCGAAGAAAGTATATTGTGCTAGCAACGATGTACAAATGTTAGAGTCCGACAAAAGTCGGGGGATGGGGGTGAAAATCCCCCCTACGTCATTACCTAAGGAATAGAATGAAATGCAAAACATGCGAAGATTTAAAGACAAGTTTGATGTGTAAGAACTGTGTTCAAGAATATCATGACCACAATCACCCTCCTGATCCTCAGGGAGAAGGTAAATACTTTAATGGTCTTCCTATGTGTTTTTGTGTATCTGGCGATATAACAATTACTAGTGAGACATCCGTACCTGAAATAACAATTGGTGGTGAGTACGATAAGGAATAGAATGGGATTAGGTTCAGAGGGCAATATAATAAGAAGCACGCTAGTGTCAAAACCTTCTCACCCAGCTAAGTGGACTGATCCGGAAAAATATCCACCAAAGGAAGATGGGTTTTATATAGTAATTGCACATGATCACGGATGTGGACAGATGTACACTACCGTTACCTCCTATTTTGATGGAGTATGGGAGATAGAAAAAGATAATGATAAGTGTGATGCCTACAATGTAGACTGGGTAATTGTAAGGTCATATGTACATATACCTCAACTAACCCCTTGGTATAACGATGAAGATGAATAGAATGGCCACTTTTGATGATTACATTTGCGTTGGAATTTCCGACAAAGAACCAACCTGGGCAACCGTAGATGATGTAGAAAAAGTAACTCTTGATTACCTTGAAAGTCTGCCTGGTCATTGGGAGTTTGTATGCGATAAGGATGATGAATGAGTGATAAGTTATTTAAAGACTTTATTAATAATTTGAAAGCTCAATTTGAAAGAAAAGTTAACAGGGTTTGTTTCATGGAGCACTATGACAAAGAGACTGAAATAGGGGTTTTTGTTTTTAAAGTTGCGCCATGTGATTTTAATAGATGGGCCGACAGAGTAAGCGCTAATGTGCAAAAAAATAAATGTGATAAATGCCATTCTTGCTATCCAGGAGGATGATGAATGAAGTGGATTAAATGCGGCAATGAATCTGGAAGTTTCTTCAGAACTATGGGAAATCCACCCGGACAAAAAGAGTGGTGTTGCTATCACCATAAAGATCTATCAGAGATAGACCTCAATCAGCCGGAGCCTAATTGGGTTAAAAGGGTATCGTCTGGTAAAAGAATGCCTTTAGGAAGTGGAAGGGTGCTTAGTTTCGATAAGGATGAGGAATGAAGTGGATTAAATATAAAGATCAGCGCCCTCCAAAAGAAGGTCGATACCTATGTTCTAATGGTGCTGGATCTCTTGGGATTGGTATTTATCGTACTAACCATTCCTCACGACCGTATGGGGAATGGTTAGACGATGGCTGTTGTGGTATGGAATTTAATGCCCCTCCAACGTATTGGTGCGAGCTTGATGAAATAGAAACCCCGAAAGATTAGAATGAAACAACGTAACGTATTTCTCTTTCTTATTTCAATATTTGCCACATTTTGCACTAACGCCTACGAGTTCAAGGGCACCCACTATACTGCACAGATGTACGGGTGCGATCATACAGCTGTCAGTAAGTGGATCTATGTCTACTCTTATTTTGTTCGGGGGTGTGACGCGTCTGGCGCTACCGTGATCAGAGCTATTCCTCATGTCTTTGAGAATGGTTCTGTAACGGCCGTCGCACTCCTTTCTGAGTCTCATGCGAGTATTCATACCTATCCAGAGTTTGATTGCGTCTTCGTTGATTTATTTACGTGTGGGGACGACTGTGATTACCGTGAGTTTGAAAAAATCATTGTTGAATGGCTCAAGCCTACTAAGGTGAGAAGAAGGGTGTGGGTGAGAAAGTGAGTGAAGAAGCGGTCTTTAAAACTGTATCATTTGCCCTCACACACAACTCGTGGTACGAATTAGAAAAACCACGGAGGACTTATGAAACGCCAGTATCTTCTCTTTCTGTTGCTCTTCATCCCCCTCTTTGCCATGGAACATCACTCAATCAAGATCATCTCTTTGGGCAATCTTCCTCTTGCAGGCCATGGCATTGTTGAGTTGTATTATTTGCTTGGTAGTGGATTCTATTGCATGTCTGAAACTGAAATTATCAAAGTGAATCTGGATGAGAGCTCCAAAACTATGAGACGGCTTCACTTTCGAAGTCTCGCTTCCGTCACTGATAAATATACTTTACAATTGTATGAGAATGATGATCACGTATTTGTGCGAATGATACCTTTAGACAAGGGTTTTTCTGTGGTAGAACGTGAGTAAATGCATATGACTATCTCCTTTAGTCTGCATCATTCGAGCGGTCTCGTGTCGGGGGCCGCTCGTGATTAATAGATGCAAAATGATAGCAAATCAAAGCTAAATTTCCCTTTATGTGTAGGTCAATGTAATTGGTGTAACCAAGATATGCACGAGCTGGATGATCATGTATCTGATCATTTCATGAACGCACATATTTCCTGTTGGCAGAAAATGATGACAGAAGTAAAGAATCAGCCTTCTCGGGTGCGTAGAAAGGTGAGGGTGAGGAAGTGAAGACATAATCTATTTCGCGCGTTATAATCCACCCAAAGGAGTAACGCGTGAACGATATAGAAAAGTTTAGGCTTATCAGTTTTTTTGAAATATTAATGAAGATAGACAAAAGAGAGTGCATAACGCCAACTGCTAAAAAAGGGAAGTTGGAGAATGAGCGAGTCAAAAAAAAGGCATTTTCAAATGCCAACGGTGAAACGAATCGTTGAGTATTGGAATAACAAATTTACTATTTACGATAAAGAATGTTTTGCGTGCGGAAGAATAGCACCACTTCACAGAGCGCATATTGTCCCTTCTTGGATTGAAGAAAATAATCACGTATCAAATCTACATCTATTATGTACTATGTGTCATGCTGAATCAGAAGGGCTGAAGCTCTATCAAGAGTGGTTTGATTATAAGCGAAAAAATGAACGAAAAGATCCCGTTTCTCATGTTATAGACATGTGGAAAAAGTGCGGTATTCCATTTGATGAAGATGCTAAAGAGTTTGAATTGTATGAAGAGAAATTTGGAATAGAAAAATACTATAAAGAACTCTTGCCACGCTATATAGAAGAAACGCTAGATAAAGTTTACTACAATAAGCCTTATGCAAAAAAAGAAATGGGGATGTAGCTCAGTTTGGTTAGAGCGTCCGCCTGTCACGCGGAAGGCCGCGAGTTCAAGTCTCGTCATTCCCGCCAAGCAAAGGAGTATTATGGTCGATAAAAAGCTCGTGAAATATAAAGTACTCACAACTCTCAGTGACCTTTCAAAGCCTATAGAGATGGAGCTATATTTTAATGAAAAAGATTTATGGAAGTTTATGGAGTATATCCATGCGCTTGAATGGGAAGTGTTAGAATCAAATCTAGTAGCGATGACAGACGAGCATTATACTCTTGCGCTCAATGATGCGTATGGAAAAGGATGCGAGGAGGGCCGGATGTATGAATGTGAGCATGGTATTGAATCTGGAATAGCGAACAGCTGAAACTAGAAACGAGAGTAGCGCGTGAACTTAGAAACAAAAATAAAATTAGACGCCTTTCGCCCTAGACCATATCAGAAGCAGCCATTAGACGCTCTTTTCAACAAGGGCTATAAGAGAATGCTATTGGTGTGGCCGCGACGCGGAGGCAAAGACGTCACCAGTTGGAATATCATCATACGAGCAGCCCTTACGAAAGTAGGGGTATATTTTTACTGTGCACCTACCTACTCACAAGGCCGCAAGATTATATGGGACTCTATAACAAATCATGCGGTTAAATTTTTAGATTATCTTCCAAAGGAGTTGATAGATCGGAAGAATGACCAGCAAATGAAGCTGCATTTAAAGAACGGCTCACTCATCCAGATCATTGGCTCTGATTCCTATGATAATTCAATAGTCGGGTCTAATCCTCAAGGGATCATATTTACAGAGTGGGCTTTGTCTGATGAGCGTGCGTGGCAGTTTGCTCGTCCTATTTTAATGGCGAATGACGGGTGGGCTATCTTCAATTCTACGCCAAGAGGCAAGAACCATTTATGGGCTATGTATCAGCTAGCTCTACACTCTCCACAATGGTTTTGTCAAAAGCTTACCATTGAAGATACGGGTCACATTGATATTGAAACAATCCAAAGAGAACGTGCTTCTGGTGAGATGTCTGAGGATCTTATTCAGCAAGAATATTTTTGCTTTCCAGGTACTCAAGAGGTATTAGCTCTTGATGGATTAAAGTCTATATCCGATATAGAAGTTAATGATATGGTCATATCTCATTCGGGAAGACCGAGAAAAGTTTTAAATACTATAAAAAGAGACTATGAAGGCGATCTAGTTAAAATATATTCATTTGGGTCTCCAGAGCCTCTGATATGTACGCCAAATCATCCTATACGGGTTTTTAATAAGGCCGCTCAAACATATTCATGGAAAAGAGCGGAAGATATTACCTTACATGATCGTCTCGTGTTTCCTAAAATGCCACTGGGGAAAGTGCAACTTATATCATATGATCTTTGTATGCTTATTGCTTGGTATATCTGTGAAGGCTCTTCTTTTAAAAATGGTGTTCAATTTACTGTTGGGGACACAAGAGAAGTGGAACGCATTACGTCTCTTTTGTGTAATATAAATGTTCCATATACTCTTTTTGTGTCTTCAAATGGATCATCAACCAATATTGTCGTTTCAAGCACTCAATTAGTTGATTTTTTTAAATCACTTTGTGGAACAGAATCAAATAATAAGCGCATACCGTTTATATGGATCGCTACGCATGAGATAGATTTTTTTCATGAGCTTATGTGGGGAGATGGCTGTTATTCAGAGCATAACAATTATAAAAAATTTTCTTACACAACAACAAGTAAGACTCTTGCTTACCAAGTTCAGCTTCTTGCCAATAGTCTAAATCTTGGATATGCAGCGGGTATAACGAACCGAAAGGGAAGTACTGCTACTTTTCCGCACGGTAAAACCTATAAATGCAAAGATTCGTATTCGGTGCAGATCGGCATAAAAGGCTTGAGAGAAAAGCATGGTGCCTTAACAAGAGCAAAATACGGAATAGCTGCTCGTATCAAAAATATAGAAAGAGAAAGTCATAAAGGGGCCGTATACAACTTAAAAGTACAATACGATGAAAGCTATGTGGTATTAGGACGCTCGGTACATAACTGTAGCTTTGAGATGGGCGTTGAGGGTTCATTCTACGCGAAATATATCGACACTATGAGACGAGAGGGACGGATTGGAATAGTTCCCCATGAATCTACTTTCCCAGTACATACAGCATGGGATTTAGGTGTTTCAAAAACTGATTCAACGGCGATAATATGTTTTCAGGTGATTGGTCAGACCATTAAAATAATTGATTGTTATGAGAGTACTAAGCAAGGTTTTCCAGAATATTTGCATATTCTAGAACAAAAAAAGAAAGAAGACGGATGGATATGGGGAAAGCATTTTGCGCCACATGATATAAAGGTTTTAGAATTTGGTTCTGGTTTGACACGCCTCGATATTGCAAGGAATATGGGATTTTCTTTTGAGGTAAGGAGAGATAGGCATAATAATATTCAATCATTACTTCCACCGCTTACTATAATGGATGGTATTGAGCAAGTGAGAACTATTTTTCCCCGTGTTTGGATAGATGAACAAAAATGCTCTCCCCTTATTAAAGCTTTAGAAAACTATCGAGCAGAATTTGATACTAGAAATAATGTATATAAACGAATACCTGTTCATAATTGGGCGTCACACATGGCCGATGCCATGAGATATTTGGCTATAGCAATTAAGTTAACACAAACGCGCAACTCTACGCCTGAAGAGCTTGAAAAGAGATACCGTGAAGCCGTCTATGGGCCTCAGCACGGAGGATTTTTCGGTGGACACGGTACGCATCAATGGTAGGCTCATACTTGGAAGGGAGTACCATGAAAAATCTGATGCTTTTAAGTACGTTGTTGGTTTTTTTTTCGCTGTATGGCAGTGAAAGCGATTCTGAAGAGGTAATATCAAAGCATTCAAGCATCCGTGCAGATGAAGCAGCAGAGCGGGTGCTCATCTATCTGTTTGGTGAACGTCCAAGCCAAGAGATTAAAGATAAAGTGGCTTTTCATTTCGAGCAGAATATCCACCATGACCAATCTATTTGCGATTTTGTACGCGTTATCGAATCGAGTTCCTCCTCTTCGTCAGATTACGATCAAAGTGAAATGGCCATGCGTAAATTAGTTATTAAAGCAGTCCAAGAAGCAATTGAAGAGCAAAAACTTGTTTCAGCCGACTATTTTATGCAGTTAAGTTTGAGAGAAAAAGAAGTTAAAAGGCAGAAATATAGATTCTATGGAGCCTTGGCCACCGCTCTTACTTCTGTAGCAGGCGTCGTAACCACCGTACTGGCCTATAATGTTTCTTGATATATCTCAGGGGCCGTTTTAGTATGTGCATATAAGCGACTCGTAGAGAAAAAAGGGAGTACCGTATGTCATTGTTTCCAAATCCTGGGCCTGATTTTAATACCACGGATGACATAATCCTTAAAAGGATGGAAAAGTTTTATACTGATGCGATTTCTATAAATCAGTCTCAATGGGCGGAAGGTGACATAGATTGGCGATTTTATTGTGGTGATCAGTCAGTCTACCAAGAGTTGTACGGGAATATGGCACCCCTTCATAGAAAGAATTTTAGCTTCAACCGTATTCGGAGAATTGTTTCTCTTATAGAAGGCTTTCAGCGTCGTAACCGAAAATCTACCACGGTTATACCTGTGGAGGGATCAGATCAAGAAACGGCAGATCAATTCACTAAGCTTATGTATTACCTTAACAATAGAGAAGGCGTACTGGATACTGTCTCTACGTCGTTTAAGGGTGCTCTTATTTCTGGAATGGATCTTCTGCAGGTGTATGTTGATTATCGACGTGATCCTGTTTCAGGTGACGTTAAGGTAGACAACAACGCGTATAATTCTTTTCTTATTGATCCATTCTTTAGAAAATCTGATCTTTCTGATTGTAACACGATCTGGAAACGTTCATACGTCTCTCGCAAAGAGGCAATTTCCCTCAATCCCGCAAAGGCGGATGAAATTGAGGCACTTCAATCGTTCGTCGCTGATAAATCTGGAGATATGAAGTTCCAGTTTATGCCTGAGAACTACTCCATAAGTGGGAAAAACCTTCTTTCCTATGATGAATTTTATTATAGAGATTATCGCCTCCAAAAGATGTTGGTTGACTCACAAACTGGTGAAACGTTTGAATGGCGAGTAGATGATGAAGCTGCATTGCGGGAATTCCTCGCTCTTTATCCACAAATTACTACCATTGATCAAGAGATTCCTACCGTACGGGTAGCAATCGTAGTCCAAGGGAAGGTAATGTACGATGGCCCTAATCCCATGGGCATTGATTCTTTCCCCTTTGTTCCTGTTTTTGCATATTTTTCTCCGGAAGTGGCATACTACCCACTGCGCGTCCAAGGAGTTGTTTCAAACCTTCGGGACGCGCAGTTCCTTTACAATAGAAGAAAAGTTATTGAACTCGATATACTTGAATCTCAAATCAATTCTGGTTTCAAGTATAAGGCGGACTCACTCGTAAACCCCGCTGACGTATTTCTTTCGGGACAAGGACGGGGACTTGCTCTTAAGCAAGAGGCAAGCATGAGTGATGTGGAACAAATACAGCCCCCCCAGATACCACCTTCAATGTTCCAGTTGTCCGAGTCTCTCTCTCGTGAAATTCAAGAGATATCGGGAGTTAACGAAGAGTTATTGGGTGCCGCAGATGATGACAAGGCTGGTATTCTTTCCATGCTTCGACAGGGAGCAGGACTTACCACGCTTCAAAATCTATTTGATCAGCTTGATCAATCCCAAAAGATGCTTGGTAAACTCATTCTCAATGTGACTCAGCTCAACTACACTCCTGGCAAAATCAAAAGAATCCTCAATGAGGAACCAACCCCACAGTTCTACAATAAGAACTTCGGAGCCTATGACTGCGCTATAGAAGAAGGTGCAAATACAAGTACGCAACGACAGCTCCAATTCGCTCAACTTCTTCACTTACGAGAAACAGGTGTTCCAATTCCCGAAGATGTCTTGATAAAAGCTTCTACAATTCAAGATAAAAAGGATCTGATTGAATCGATCCAGGCACAGCAACAAGCGGCGCAGCAGCAACAGCAACTTGCCCAAGAAATAGAACTTGAAGAAATAAAGGCTCGTACTGATCTTGCCAGAGCGCGAGCAGTGGCCGACGAGGGGCTTGGAATGGAACGTGTATCTCGTATACAGGAAAACCAACAACTGGCAGTCGAACGGGCTGCGCAAGCTCAAGAAAATATTGCAGATTCACAAGCCGCACGAATGAGGGGTGTGCTCGATATGGTGAAAGCTATGAAAGAGCTCGATGACTTAGACTTGGCCCAAATTGAGCGACTCTACAACCTCGCGCAACAGATAAAACAGCAAGAGTCTGAATCGGTTTTACAAGACCAAATTTAGTGGTATTATCCCCCCTGTAGATTAGACGCAACGCGTTGCCCTCTACAAAAAAGCGTCGGGGCAGTTTTCTACTAAAAAGGACTGTAGTATGTCTAAAAAGAAATACTACCAAGGTGGCGATGACCGCAAAGCAGAGTCTCGCGGAATGAAACGAGCCATGGCAAAGAAGAAAAGCGGCGGTGATATGCTCCCGTACTACTCTAATGATATGTCAGCGATGCCTCAGCAAGTAATCATGCGTGAATACAAAGATGCAGGATACATTGATCGAGGAAACTATCCGGATACTTATGATGAAAAGAATGCACAAGAAAACCGCATGGTAAGTAAAGCTGTTAAGCAGCTTTTCAGAGATTACTAATGCCTCTCATGCCTCGGTTGCCTGGGAAAGGCAAAAAGATAGCATGGGCTATCTTAGGAAAGCCTGCACCGCTGCGCAGAAAAGGAAGAAGTAAGCGCGACAAGCGGATCTTGCTAGAAAGTAGTTATTAAAATTCCCTGGGGGGTGCTGCGTGCTTCTATCTATAGAACTACTCCGGCACCCTCAGGATGACAGGAACGCTATGCCAAAGAAAAAAAGTAAGCCACAGAAAAAGGTAACTGTTGCCAAAGGCGTTAAGATATCGCGAGAAAAAGAGAAGAGAATGGAAAAGAAGCCGGGAAGTAGCAATACCGGCGAGTATAAAAACGTTTCTCCAAAAGAGTTCGCGGGTGCTTCGGGTGGTGCTTCTAAATATAGCTATCCCATTAACACTCGAAAAAGAGCTCTTGCCGCCCTCTCCTACGCGAGAAATGCTCCCAATCCAGGGGGAATACGTAGAGCGGTGTATAAAAAATATCCCGATCTAAACCCAAAGAACAAGAAAAAGTAACTGATCGGTAGGTGGGTAGGTATGCTGAGCCTCCCACCTCAAAAATGCACATGCATACATTTCATGTTTTCCTTTTTTTGACACCTAAAAAGGGGCTTCATCCGGCCCCTTTTTAGGTTCATAACCGAACTCACTCTTAAATAATCGTACAAGCTTGTTCACTAGCTTGGCGTGAATTCTTACATGTAGAGAGTATTTTCTTGTAAGAAGCAATCCGTTCTGTTTGGGGCTTTGAAGTCCCCTTAATGAAAGGTAGCGCTGTTTTCATGAGAGTGCCACCTAAATTATATCCCGCTTGATACGGATCCCGTTCATACAGATCACGAGAGTCTTCTATCCATTCTAACAACGCATCATGTAGAGGTGTATCAACATCAATGCCAAAGTTAACCGCAAAAGATTCAACGAGGAGATTACAGATACTGTGGGCTGCATCGACAATAGGCCTCACCAAAGCATCAGTCGCTCCCCGTGTCGTACCATACGCTGCCAGTAACGGATGCATAACGCTCTCAATCGCTTGCGTATTCAATGCACCCCATTGCTCCCATTCAAGAGTTGCGTGTCTCTCTACCATCAATGCTGTCTCTGCAACACTCGCATTAATGTATTGGGTCGTTTCAGACCAGTTAATATCTGTCGTAAAATTAGGAACGGTGATGCCTTCGCTTCGAAGCATGCCATCGACGTTGTAAATGTCCGTGGTGCATGTCATAGACGTACGCACAAAGTCACAGCTGGCAAGAATACGATCCTTTCGAGCCTTCACCTCTGGACGCTCTTCATATTTCAATCTGATTGATTCTAGTTGGCGATCGCTGATAACTCCCTGCATATGCAAGATAGCAAAACGAGTCAATATCGAGCGAGCCTCATCCTCATTACGAGTGATCATCATCTCCATGGTTTCTACCACTTCAGGAGAATTGGCATGTGACGACCAGAGCTGAAGCATCTTGGTATAATACAGACGATCTCGTGGAGAAATATCTCTAAGAGAGAGATAATCCATAATACGGCTACGCTCTAATTGCATATGATGAATATCTAAATGCTCTACCAAGCGCGTAAATTCTTGGTGTTTCTTTGCCAGATCCCATTGCTGCTGCCGTGGAAGCGTTCTCATATCGATCCCATGCAATGAGCGACCTGCATTTAAATCATCCAGCGTATATTCTCTTGTATGATGCATAGATGAACGAGCACGGCGTTCCGGTGAATATCCGTGATACTCTCCAGTTACAAGTGTTTGTAATACACACCCAAACGTTTCATGCAAGGTGGGGGGTTCATCAAGAAAAATATTAAATGGTCTTTCTTCTGCTGAGTGCCCACCTCCCCTAAAGGATCGCTCCGATGCTCCTATAAAAACAGTAAAAAAAAGTAGTGGAAATGTAGTGAATTTATGTAGTACCATTGCGTTACTCCTCTGTAAGGTACACAGTTCTATCTATTTTAGACTAACAAATGCATAGAACTTGTCAATAATACTTATAAAAAAGGGAATAATGGTAAAGAAGAAAACAGCTGGTCAGCAAATACTTGAACATACGGCTGGTAAAGAGATGGATGATGCGACCCCTCACGAGCTTTCCCAGGAGATGTTGGAACCGAGTTTTGATGCATCGATAAATGAATGGATTCGAGAGGCCTGTGGATTGTATGACAATGATTTTTTCATTGTATTGAATCTAAAGTTGGAGCGCTCTCTTCAAAATGCCCCTCATTTGATACCGGAGACTCGGCAGACGTGTCCTGATCCCTTCTATGATCAATCAGTATGGCATTTTCACCGCGAAGAAGAGAGATTAGAATTTCTCTGGGTGGTACCCGATATTGGTACCACAAAATTGTTTTATGATGATCCACTTAATTGTCCCACTGATCAGTTGGAGTTGAGAAAGCATGTACTCGATTTCATGGACGGAACGCTACAAAAAAGAGCCAATAAGTTAAATGAAGTTATTTTAAGGAGTAAGAATGGAAGAAAAAAACAATCTAGAGGAATCGCTTGAAATCAGATCTCCAGAAGATCGAGTTGAGGAGATTCATGAGACTGCTGAAGCCAAACCAGCTCCAGTAAATCAAAATGAATTGAATATTCGTGAGTTACGGGAACAAAAAAAGCGTCTTGAGCGAGAGCGAGATGAACTGCGGCAACGCATGCAAGCGATGGAGGAGTCACAAAAAAGCGCACCCCAGTCGCCCTCTCTTGCCGATGATGATTTAGTAGAGTGGAAATATGTAAAACAGGAAATAGAGGGTTTAAAGAACCACATTTCCAGTCATCAACAGAAAAGCGCTGCAACCGAAGCTGAGATGCGCCTAAAAGCCCGATATAATGACTTTGATAAAGTAGTTACATCAGACAATATTCAGCGATTACGGGAAAACTATCCAGAGATTGCAGCTACCCTCTCGGCTAATAACGATCTCTACACGCAAGCATCAGCTGCCTACGATATCATAAAGCGCTACGGTATTTACAGTGATGATACGTTCGACAAGGATAAAGAGCGCATTCAAAATAATACAGCTAAGCCTCGCCCAAGTAATACAGCTTCCGGGCAACGTGGCAACAGTCCCCTTGATCAAGCAAATGCGTTTGCTGAAGGTTTGACACCTGAGCTTAAAGAGCAATTGCGCAGAGAAATGAGAGACGCAATTAAAAGAAGATAAGTGCGCCAATACTCAACCGGGCCTTCGCTCACTTGAGCGGAGGCCCAATTTTTGTTATATATCTATTTGACTGAATAAAAGACTCGTCACCTTTACGGCTGACATCAGGGACTCGCCAGCCCGTGGCTGACAATGAAGCTCGCCACTTCACAATGTAAATATTGTGAATCTTTTTATAAAAGGAGAGGCTATGGCTGTAACTACTACAAGCCTTCTGCCCGCTCCAGTACAACAATCGTTTAGTTATAAACTATTGTCTGTTCCAACACCAGATTTTATTCACACGTTACCTGCTGAGAAGAAATACATGCCACGTCACGGTGGTACTACTCTTCGTTTCCGCAGATATAACCCACTGAATACGGCGTTGGTTCCACTGGGGAATAGCGGTGTTACACCACCAGCTCAAACACTGAGCGCTGTCGACATTGATGCCCGCATGTCATTCTATGGTACATATGTCATACTCAACGAGCAGGTAACTCTGCAAAATCAAGACCCTAAAATGAATGGGGTCTATAAACTTTCTCTAATTGACTTGGAAGCCGAAGTAGCTCTTAGCTAACCGGTGACAGGGCCGAAGGATTTTTTAAAGGATGTTCATGCCAACGACTATTAAGATTGCGCAACTCACTCATAAGCTCAAAACGCTGATCATTGATCTGATCAGGAAGTCTTTTGCTTCCGATGTTTTTGCAGGTCTTTCTATATCGTCTCATGACATCACAATGTGGCTTTTTAATAATAAGATATGGTTCAACTACATCAAGAAGATAATCAAGCATTTCTCCGGTAGCTTGCCAGTTATAAACAGGTCGCGTAAATTTCTTTTTACTCGTCCATCTATAGCGGGAATCACGAGCTCCTCCAAATGTTTGTTCCAACCACTTAATGAGAATCTCATCGCAACTGGTTACTTTGAGCATGACATGCCATTGCCATCCAGATCCGTATTTACCTTGCTTAACTCTACCGATGTAGAAGCAACCTTCTCCATCGATGATTCCAGCAAGATAAGCAATTTGAGTGGCAATTTGGTGAGTATGAAAAATAACTTTTTTAGCCATATTGAATCTTTCGTTAATAGCAGTATAGCACATAACGAATGTAAAATCCACGGTGAACGACTAAGTGAGAAAGCAAATGAGATGGAAATAGATAGTACAAGAGCTTTTTGTCTCATTTGATGCGATAGTCTGACCTCCGTTCGATAAGACGGAGAGGGAGACCCGAAGAGGTTTCCCCGCCCGAAAGGGTCAGTAGCCGAAAGGTGAAAGTAACAGAACGGTTCTTAACGAAGCGGCAAATAGATTGGGCGTATCCCTTAAGCAAACAGAGGATACTCTTGCTCGTGATATGCTTGCTTCTACGGCATCGGTTATTAACTGCGTTGGCGGCGTGAACGGAGACAATCCGACTGAAATGACTCGCTCAGACGTAGACCAGGTAGTAAAAGTACTTAAAGGAAACGATTCTAAACCGTTTCTTTCTGGTATGGCTGGAGAAGACAAATTTGGGTCTGCTCCGGTTCGCTGGGCGTACTTTGCACTTGGAAGTACTGACCTCATTGGAGATTTGGAGAACGTGTCTGGGTTTATTTCTCAAGCACAGTACCCAAATCCGATGAATGCAATCAGTGATGCTGAGTGGGGTTCTATATCTAACCTTCGATTCATGCTGTCTTCAATCGGCTCTAAAACAGCTAATTCTTCTGCAAATGGAAATGACGTATACAACGTCTTCTGTGTTGCACGTGAAGCATACGCATGCGTTGAACAAGATGGATATAGCGCACAATTCATCTATCGCCCACCTATCTATGATGGGCCGTTAGCGCAGAACTCTTCTGCAGGGTATAAAATGGCACAAGTACCTCGAATCTTGAACGATCTCTGGGTACAAAACCTACGTTGCACCCTAGCGTAAGAAAGGAGAGATAATGGCACAAGGAACTTTATTACAAGTGGGTAGCTTTACGGCTGATGGATCAAATAAGCGTATTGCTATCAGATCAGACTTTGATTATATCGAAGTCTTTAACCGCACAGCAGCTGCTCAAGCAACCGCTGATTTGGGGTATTTTTTCCATTTTCAGCGTGGTGATACTGATGGACGTGGTTACCTAGAAACTAAACTGGGAACGGTAGCAAACGATCCAGTAACTGTAGGTCAAATTGCTGCTGATAGTGGCTTTTTCCTATTGGATACTTCAGCTAACCCTGTATCTGCGTCTACAGTAGTAGATTCAGCTACTGATGCTACGCGGCCTGTTGTGTCTACATCAAGCACAGCTGGTCTTGCAGTTGATGATGTTGTTCGTATGACTTTAGTCGGACAAGAAAGCTTAGGCGGCATTGATTTCCAAATCGATGAAGTTAATTCTGATTCCGACTTTAGAATTAAGTATGTCATGGCAAACTCTCCAGGAGCTGCGGCTACTTCGGGTACATGGCGTAAGATCAAGTATGACCCAATCTTTTATCCACGCCGTCGCTTTATTGCAAACATTACTGCTGCTTCAAGCGCGGTAGTGAGATGCACTGTTGATCACGGTCTCACCGTTGGTCAAGAAGTGCGTATGCATGTTCCGGCGGTGTATGAAATGATTGAGATGGACGGATTATCTGGAACTATTACCGCTGTAACTGCAAATGAGTTCACGCTTGATATCGATTCAAGTGCGTTTACTGCGTTTGTATTCCCACTACCTGCAGATGTTCCATTTACTCCTGCTCTGGTAGTACCGTATGGCATTGATACTGGGGTGGCTTTAAGCAACTCTGTTGACGATCTTGCTGATGCAACAGAAAACCAAGCTATCATCGGTGTTGATCTCATTGCTGGTGACGATAGTCCAGCTGGTAACAACAATGATGTTATTGAGTGGAGAGCTTTTAAAGCTTTCAGTGTAAATAACGAGTAGTGATGAGTATGGGGCGCTTTCGGGCGTCCCTTCTAGAAGGAGTATTATGACTAAAATTGCACCAACTGTTGAAAAGCCAAAAAAAGTAAACGCCCGGTTTCAGAGAGAAAAAGATAATCGTCTTGTAAAGGGACGGTTTGTTTATAATGAACTCCCGGGTGGGGTGCTTGCATTTAACTATTTATTGCATAAAGGTGACAAGCCAATCCGCTATGTCATGCACGACGGGGGCATATACACTGTTCCTCTTTCAGTAGCGCGACATCTTAATAAAAATGTGGCATACCCCGTATATGACTATATTCCAGGAGAGGATCTGATCGGCGCTCAGGATTCATACGAAGGAAAAAATATGCGTGTGAAGCGCATGGAAAAACGGTGTTCTTTTGAGCCTCTGGATTTTATTGCAGATGAAGAACTACAGGGCGTAGAGTCAGACGTAGTATCAGTAGAAACAGTATAGGAGGAGTTGATGGCTGCTGCGGTAGAAGATCCAATTTTTCAGCCTGCCAGAAGAATTATATCTGCTATAACGAACGCTAATCCGGCAGCGATCCAAACTTCGTTTGATCATGATTACTTTACGGGCGATATAGTACGTCTGATCATTCCAGAGGGATTTGGAATGTGGCAAGCTGACAAGCTTGTAGGTACAGTAACAGTCACGGGTGGGGATACGTTTACAATCAATATTGATACCACTTCATTTGACTCCTTTAGCGATCCGGATAACGGCAGAGTGGCCCAAATTATCCCCGTTGGAGAAGTACATAGTTCCCTCGATGGAGCTACAAAAAATACGCTTCCATCGCGCGTTCGATAATGTTAGTATCAATTTGAGTATTGGTTATGGGGTGCGCTGGTTTCCTTTTTTTTCCCAGCCACCCTTAAAAAAGGGAAGAGAGTATGGCCGATAGCACATTAGACGCAATACGTACTAAGGTACGGCGCTTGACGCGTTCTCCTTCTGTTGCGCAGATCTCAGACGCTCAAATAAATGAGTATATTAATGTTGCTTACGAACAAGATTTACCCGCTCATTTACGTCTCAAGTCATTGCGTAAAACATTCACTTTTTTTACGCAGCCTAATATTGATACATACGCTACTATAGACTCAACGATATTTCCTAGTAGCACGGATCCAATGGTCGATTTTAAGAATAAGAACTTGGATCTTGAGAGTCCTATCTATGTAGCCGGTTATGAGCAATTCTTATCGCAAGATAGAGATCAATTTTATGGGCTCTACCCCCGTATCACTAACACTGAGCTGATAGGGACTGGTGATGGAGGTACAGTACTATTTACTGGTACTCTTTCAAATGTTCCAGTACTTCCAGGACAGGTAACGTTTACATCAGTTGATAACTCAAATATGTCTATTGTTATGGTAGATGTTCCGGTGGTAGATGGAACTACGGGAGTGCCATTTTCTCAGGGAAACCTGTATGAGCCTGGATCAGAACCAACTTCTCCTCCTACTGCGGTTCTTGTTTCTAATAACATAGATTATACTACGGGTGTATTTACAGTTACTTTTCCATTTGCACCCGATTCAAATGAAGACGTGAATGCTCAAACGGTTCCATCAACCGTTGGTCGGCCTACAGCTGTTCTTTATTACGACAATACATTTACTTTGCGACCGGTGCCAGATAAGCCCTATCGCGTAGAAATGGATATGTATATTAAGCCCACCGAGCTTTCTAGTGATACAGACGTTCCTCAACTGAAACAGATGTGGCAATACATTGCGTATCTGGCAGCAAAAAAAGTCTTTGAAGATCGTATGGATATGGAATCAGTTCAGTCAATCATGCCCGAATTACAGAATCAAAAGAATCTAGTACTCAGCAGGACTATCGTACAGCAGACGAAACAAAGAACGGCAACCATCTTTACAAGCCAACTTGAAGGCTCAGGATGGAATAGGTGGGGTAATAATTTTTAAGGAGAGAGTGTGGCTTTAAATGACTTGCCAAAATCAGGCCAAACGCTAAATCAAACACGTCAGCCAATTCAAGATAACTTTTTAGGCATTGATGCATCTTTTTCGGTAGATCATGAAGCAATGACTGTGCCTACTGCTTCGGGAAATGCCGGGAAGCATAAGAAAGTAACTCTAACCCAACAAGGATCATCTCCAACAGTAGGTGCTACTGAAGCAGGTATATATACAAAAGATGTAAGTGGATCTCCTGAGCTTTTTATTAAGACGGGTGCCGATAGCGAAATTGATATTACAAGTGCTGTTACAGGGGCTAGTGCCGGAGAATGCACATTACCTTCAGGTATTAAGTTAAAATGGGGCAGTGGAACAACCGGTGCTACAAGTACGGGTGTATTAACTTTTACATTTGCGTCACTCAGTCTCACTGATTTTAATACTATTTATAGTGTTCAAGCTACGGCAGCTACTACATCTGCACCCGGCTCTCCCGGAAACCAGAGGGTAGCACGGGTGGATGCTTATGATACTTCTGGATTAACGATAAGAACTCTACGAATACAGGCTCTCGGTGGAGATCCTCAAGATGCTCCCTTTACATGGTTTGCCATAGGAAATTAGATGGCTCAAGATCGTTTTTACATTGGCCCATATGATGAAAACTCAGGACAAGATAATAGCGTAAAGCCGTATATGATTCCTGATAATGCATTTGCATCATTGCGCAATGCGTATGTCTATCGTGGTCGAGTAACAAAGCGATTTGGGTCTCGATGGATGGGATCATCTCAGCTAGAATCACGCTTACGGATGGCATTAACTCCTACAGGAGATACAGTAACTACCTTTTCTAATGTGGCAGTGGGGCAAATGTTCTCCATAGGGACAGATGTATTTACCGTCAATGATATAACTGCGATGGCTATGCTTCTCTCTACTTCAGGAGTAACGGCTCAGCTTACTGCGGCAAATCAAGTTACTTTTTCTGCTATAGCAGGAACCGTTTATTGGTATCCAGCTCTTCCTGTAATGGGATTACTTACGCGAGAAACAAGTAGCGAGAACCAAGAAGCCATAGTCGGATTTGATACCAAGTATTCATATTCATACACGGACGCGAGTGGGTGGGATAGGATCGGTACTGCTACGTGGACGGGAACAGATGCACAGTTCTTTTGGGGTGCTAATTGGCAAGGAACAGATCCCAACGATCTTGCTCTTTTTGTGACCAACTTCAACTCAACTGATAGGATACGCTATTTAATTGGATCGACATGGGCAACTTTTGATCCAACGCTCTCTACAACACCTTCTACAATAAAACTTACCACTGCCCTTATATTAGTAGTATTTAAGAATAGATTAGTTGCGCTTAATACTGTAGAGGGTGGGACATCATATCGATTTAGAGCGCGCTATTCTGGAGTAGGATCACCATTAGCTGCAGATGCATGGAATCAAGATATTCCGGGTAATGGAAACTTTATTGATGCAGCCACCCAAGAATCAATCATATCTGCTGAGTTCGTGAAAGATCGACTTATTGTATTCTTTGAAAGATCTACGTGGGAATTGGCGTATACCGGTAACCAAGTATATCCATTCACCTGGCAAAAAATTAATACTGAGCTTGGTGTTGAATCCACATTCTCAATCGTTCCCTTTGATAGAGTTGCATTAGGGGTGGGAAATGTTGGAATCCATGCGTGCAATGGTTCTAACGTAGAAAGAATCGATAGTAAGATACCTGATGCAGTCTTCGATATTCACAACGATAACGATGGGCCTCAACGCGTATACGGGATACGGGACTACAGGGTTGAGATGATCTATTGGACGTTCCCATCACCTGTCACAAGCCCTAGCTTCAAATACCCTAATCAGGTACTCGTATACAACTACGGCACAGGTACATGGTCATTCAATGATGATTCTATTACCTGCTTTGGATTCTATCAGCCTTCTACAGCAGCAGCTGCGGGCGTAACGTGGGACTCAACAATCATTACGTGGGATAGTGATGAGTCATGGGGTGGTACAGGAGGGGGTGCAAATCAAGCGTATTACCGTTTTGTAGTTGCCGGAAACCAACAGGGATACACGTTTATAGTAGATCCCAAGATCAATGAGAATGCACCAGCATTACAGATCACAGATCTTTCAGTCAGTGGTAATGTAGTTACTGTTACTGCATATGACCATAACCTTCGCCAAAAAAATGCGTTTCGGGTGCAAGGGATACAAGATGACGGCAATCTCGGAACGCTCCTCAATGGGTATATTTTCATAGTGCAATCAAATACGTTT